ATTCACGAACTTGCTTTACATAAGCGTACTCTTGGGAGTTTTCACCAAAAGCGCGTTTAATTTTGGGAAGGCTATTTTGATCCATTTCAAAAGACTTATCATAAGCCTTACGATATTGAAGTCTGCCGCCTTGACCATTGCCCTTTGGAGTCCAAGTGACAGTTCGACCATTAGGATAAAGAAAGCCAATACTATGCCCAATTCTCTGAGAGGAAATGCCGCGAAGATAAGCAAGACAGTTGCCTTCACCGAGAGAAACATTTGTAGTTAGGTCAATACGTTCTATCTTGGCACCATCCGCAACGAGGTCGCCTGACTTAGCACCGGAAGCACCATCACGAAGGTAAACTTTGGTGCAGCGAGTAAACGCAGGAAGTCCATATTGAGCAAGAAGTGCGTTATAAACGGAAACGCATTGGTCGATATTAGTGAAGCCAAAAAGGTTATCAAGTCTTCCTATACGACTAGGATTGCCGTCAATACGAATTTTTCGGCCCTGAACATGAATAGTGACAGAAGTTGAATAAGACTCAGTGTGTTTAAACTTAGGTTGCTTGGTGCTAATGACATCACCGCTCAAAGTGTCAACAGTCAGGAACTGGACGTCGCACACAACCGGAAGGTCGTGGTCGTGTTCCTGTGAAATGCTGAGCCAGTCGATGAACATCCAAAAAATCCGTCAAGGTCCATATGTGGGGTGCAAAGCTACCTAATATGGATTGATGGTGTCAAGCCATATGCGGACGTTAGAATACCCGCATTTGGAAGCAACCTAAAAGACGGAGGGTATGATCATTGACTACAACCACTGAGCAAGGCTTGACGGACATGTCAGTCGCAGAAAACATCAAAAAAGCCCGAGAAAACAAAGGCTTAAAGATAGAAGAGGCAGCGTCCATATGTGGGATACCACTAGGCACATACCGCAAATATGAGGCGGGTTCGAGCCTACCAACTGCAGATCCAATACGGGCAATGGCAAAGGGCTTCGGGGTATCAACAGATGAAATTCTGATGGAACCAGACGAACGGTCAGTGAAAGCGGAACTCAGAAAGCTGTTTTCTGTCGTCGCAACGCTGCCTGAATGCCAGCAAGCAGAGGTCAAAAGGGCAATAAAAGGTCTGGTAATGGTTTTCCAGCAAGAGGACCTATCGCAGTGATGAAAGACCGAAGAAGTCTTCGGTAAAGTGGGGGTGTAACAGCACCCCCACCCGGCTGGCTCAAAATCGCAGGAGGCGTGATGCACTGGATACTGGCAATAACGATGGCAGGATCAACCACAGCAAGCATCATGAGGCCCTACAGCACGGAAACAGAGTGCAGGAAGGCACTGGAAGAGTTTTTCGAAAAACCGCACGGCAAAACACAGTACGGCGGGAGCTGCTTTCGAGAAGACAGCAAGGTGCTGAAAATCCTGAAGGGCTGAGACGATGACAGAATCAAAAGCGGTACAGATGTACAGAATCGGGGAAACGCTCTCAGAGGAGCTTTGGGAGTCGCGACAGGACGATGTTCTGCGCCGGTTCGGGCAGGAGCTGATGCACTTAAGCGGGATCTGCGTGCATTGCGCAGGAGAAGACGACGAGTGCCCTGCTTGCGGAGGATCGGGCGTAAGCCGCGAAAGCCAGGCACGCGAGAAGGCAAAGCCTGTTGCCCAGGAGTGCCCAGAAACGACATACAACATGCTGGACTCGGTTTAACCGGAGAAGTGCTGCAAGTACGAGCCTCCGGGACCTGACGACCGCAGTGCTGTGCGTGATGGGTCCGTTGCGGTAAAGCTAGGTGATCATGGCGCGAAGTCAGATCAAGCGGGGCCTGAGAGCGTCACACGCGATCAGGAGAGGTGGTGCCACGCATAATTGACGTTATGGGTAAATCGATCGCCGGGGGCTGCGCAATGGTCCCGACGATCGATTCTGGCCGTTGGCCGCAAGTACCATAACGT